TAACCTTCAGGTGCGGGAGGTGCGTCCAATAAGGACGGGGGTGCCCATGGTTTCCGTCGCGGCTTCGCCGCTCTTGTCTGGGCTGCGCGAGAAGCGCGTTCAATAGGTTCTTCAGCCATCGCACACTCTCCTAGCGTTTATGTTTTGCGTACTCATCTAGAGGGACCCCGAGTTTCTGTGCTATCGCGACTTCGCTTGGGGATAACCTGATTGTTTTGCGCCCGGTGCTGCCGGTGCGTGTCGCAGAGGCGACCGACTGTTGTGGTCGGCGTCCTCCGTTTGTCGGGACAGCCTGCTCCCCAAAGCGATGGGGGAAGGCGTCTCGAATCCTTCTATCGATTTCACTGTAGTACTCAGGACTTTCTGTGTCAAAGCCTTCTTCTTCGATCAAAGTCTTGTGAATGCCGAATGCCGCGAACGTCATCGCGTCGTTTTCACCGAACCAACTGTTGTCCTCGGCCCAGGTCGCTGCTTTTGGATCGGGCCGAGCCGGAACCGGCGGTTGCTGGTACGACTGCTGTTGTTGGTACTGCTGTTGTTGGTACTGCTGCTGTTGGTACTGTTCAGCCTGAGCGGCTTGGTACTGCTGCTGTTGGGCGCTCCGGACTCGCTCCTCTTCAACTGCCAACCTAGCAATCTTCTTGTTCAGGTCGACTTGAGCGGAGGTGTCGTTTGTGGCAATGGCGGTTTCTAAGTCTCGGGACAAGGAATCCGCCTGCGTAGCGACCCGGTCGCCATACTCCGCGACATACCCCTGATCCAAATCCCGTACACGAGACATAAGTTGGGAGTTTTCCGCCTGCATGCCCCTCGCAAAATCAACCGCCGCAGCCTGCTGTCGCTCCATCTCGCGAGCTTTTTTAGTAAGCTTATCAATACGGCGCTTAACCTTCTTACTGTATTCCAGATGCTCCTCTTCCGGTTCTCCGGACCCTACGCCCTTGGAATCTTCTGAGGTAAGCTCCAGAGGTTCTATTTCCACCTCCACGGCCTGCCCTGTGTCTGGAATGTCCACCACTAGGTCTTCGTCTCTGATACTATCGTCTGGCATGGTCTTCCCCATGTTAAAAATGCAGGATGTCTTCGGGATCCTGAATAACCGCAATGACCTCATCGTCATTTAGAATGCGAACTTCGCCGCCGTCTATCTTGAAACGAGCGCCCGCGTAACGCCCAAAAATGATCCAGTCTTTCTCCTTGCACCACGCGCCACTGGGGAACTTCTTCTTGTCCTCGTAAGCCAGCGGCCCTACTTTTAGCACGTAACCGCAAACAGTGGCGACGGACTCTCGGTCGACGACCGCATCTGGTCGCAGGATTCCTCCTCCAGTGCGGCCTTGTCCTCTATACGGTAGAATTAAAAGACGCCAACCTGTAGGGGAGGGTAGTCTCCCAAAAGTGTCTGGGTCTATCTTGCTTGGATCCAGCACACGTTCTTCCGGGGAGACATAAGCTGGACTTAGGGAGGGTTGTCTATCAGACTTCTCGGGGGTTTTAACCATTAATCCGCCTTTTCTAGGATATCTCTTAGCTCATGCCCTATATAGTCTAAAGACTCGATGTTGCCAACCAGTTGTTTGTACTCTTCGTAGCCGGACACTGTTCCAGCAGCCATCATCTCAGTGATTCTCTCTCGGCGTTCTCGGATGGCTTTCAAGATATGTTCTGCAAGGTATATCCCGTCCATTATCTTATAGCCTCCTCGTAGTAAATAATGATCTGTTTCTGCTGCTCAAGGAACCTTTTCAATTCCGCCATGTTCAAGGCCAGCGTCTCATAGTCCCTTACGCTGATCGCGTAGAACAGCATGTCGCCATTCTGCCTTACGAAGCGCTGCTTGAATTCTTCGAGCGTGTCCTCCGTAACGACGTAGAAATACAGGTCCGCCAGCTTTACAGGGCGAGGCCTGTTCTGTGTCGGTATCTTGCGCTCAACCTCGACCGTCCTAACTTCAAGCGGCAGAACCTTCTTGAAGGCGGTGCAGCTACTTAACAGGAAAGGCAGGAACAACAGCGCCGCTGATAATCTCAAGGCTTCGGAACAGCTTCTTCGTGCCATTGTTGATCCTCTTCTCTACCAGACCGGGCTTTTTGAGGCTAAGTCTAGCCAAATCATGCTTCCTCAACTTTCCGATTAGAACGTCCTTGTAGGCGTTGGCCGCATTGAGCTTCTGGCCAAGCTCTTTGTTAAGCGCATCAAATTTCTCGCGGTCCTTGGTTATGGCGAGGATCGTGGCGTCCTGTATCTTCTTCGCCGTCTTAAGTTGGGCCGTGTTTTCGGTCAGAATGCGAATCCTATCTTGGCTGTCCTTGTAATAGTAGTAGGCCCCGTAAGCTGATCCCCCCACAAAACCTAGCACCACTACCAAAAGGTATATTTTTAGCACTTATAGGTCGCCTTTTTCCTTCAGGGCGAACGCAACTGCCGCGGCGAGGACAGCGGCGAGGATAATAATTGGCAGATCAATGAGAACGCCAATTCCAATTACAACGACACCAGCCGCCGCCCATGAGGAGGGCTCCATTATTCGGGTCTTGATCCACTTCATGTTTTTCCTCCTTGGTTGTGGTTGGGGTTTTTTCTGGAGTATTAGTCTAGTCCGGCCCCGCTTCCGGATATCGCAGCGGCGCGTCATTTTCTTAGCAGGATAATAGCCACGACAAGCAATCCAACTATAATAAACTCGCCCAAGGTAAATGGTATCATAATTACTTCCCTTTTGCCATGTATGCGGTCATACCCATATATGCTCCGATGACGCCCGCCTGACCAATGTAGAATAACCCAAAGAGGTCCGACAAGGCTTTGATACGGGCGTCCGGAAAGATGGGAAGGAAGACCGCAACGGTGAAGACGAGCATCGATCCCATTGCGGTCCAGGCCATCTGTCGCTGGGCGTCCGCTTTCTCGTGTTTCGCCAACGCATCCACCGCGGCCAATTCAGGGTCGCTAACGACCCCGTCGCCGTCGAGATCAAACTCGTTGAACGCGCTGTTCTTTTCTAGTTTCTTTTGGGCCATTTCACCCCACCTTCAAAACCCTCTTGCTCCACCGGGGACCAAACACTTTATTAGCATGAGGAACGCGGTAGTCTTTCCGTCAGGCATGAGATGTGGGTGGATGTTTTTTATCACCGCGACCTCAAATAAGTCAAATACTCGCACCCGGCCCTCAGATCAAGGAACGGCTGCACAAACGAAACCGCGCTGTCGGCCTCCGGGTCTATCACAAAAAGAATAGTGGCACCGTGTTGATTATTCGGGAACCCGTGGGTGGTTCCCCAGTGATCAATGTATTTATAGCCCCGGGCCCTGGCCAACGTGACAATCCGGCCATCATCGGTTTCCTCTTGGGTCGCAGCCGACACGTGGTGGTGGCCCGCGACAAAGATGTCCGCGTGTTCGCCACCGCTCCACAATGACGCGCGTTTCTGACCGTGCAGAGGATTGTAGATCGAGGTGCCCTTGTGATTGTGGGCGGCGTCCACCTTACATACCCTACGATTTGGAAATCGGAGTTGAAACTTGGCTTGCCAATCCAGCATGGGGAGTTGACTGGCACCTATCGTTTTCAGGTATGTGCTGAATTCTCCGTCAAACAGGTCGTGATTTCCCATTAGCCAGAGCATCCACGGGACACCGGCATCCTGCAAAAGCCACCGTGCCAGCTTCCGCTCTGTCTGGCGAGACACATCATTCTCCGCGTACAAATGCACCATGCGATTCGACCAGTTGTCCGCCGTGTCTCCAATATTAACAGCATGGACGCCGGGTGTTGTGGCCATCAATTCAACATCACGCTGGAGAAGGGGGACGTTGCAGCCATTACTGCCTAAATGGGGGTCGCCAACCACCGCCATCCCGACGGGCCTGTCGGTCTTCATTTTAATATCAAACCATTTGAGGGCTTTGTCACGGGTCAGGCGTTGGTTGAATCGCTTTCCCAAGTGGCCAAGAATCTCCGTGGCGGGGATGTCCTCGTCTGGGAATACCGGCAGGATGGGCCGCTCGGCTTTCTCTGTTTTGTGTTCGTCATAGAATTTTAAAGCGCGGCTATATGAAGTCTTCGGCATTCCTGCGAGCCGTGCGGCTTCCGCGCTATTGCCGGGTGATTGTTTTCGACCGGCCACCGCAGCAATTACGCGGGGGTCGTCCGGTCCTGAAAAGTGGTGTGACACAGTTACTTACTACTCGGTCGGCTGTGCCCGAGTAATTTCTGAACGGTTTCCGATTCGTAAACCCTCAAGCCCAACCAGATGATAGACAGAGCTGCGGCAATATGCGGAAGAACTGATAACCACGCCAACCCGGCTACACCTACTGCTGTGGCATCCGCCACCGTCTTGGCTACTTCCTGTACTTGCTCTGGAGGGGCGCTCATGGTGCCAGTCTTTTGGGTTTGTAGACCGGAACACTTTGCTGCCAATTAGTACCCGACCCAACCAAACCAACGCAGCCTTCCGGGCTTGTAACAATCATTGTCCATGTCGCGCCATCCTCCGTAATAAGCACCTCGACTATTCCCACACTGGTTAGACCGATACCTATGGTCCGTTCACGGTGTTTCTCAGCCAGAATGCCGACAGCGGAGGCCCGTGTCTGACAAGGCTGCTGCGCCTTTGCAGGAACGACCAACATAACGACCAACATAACGACCAACATAACGGCCAACAGGCCCGCCAAAACGGGCCATATGGCACAACCCCGCATTTTGTCCCTCATGCCAATACCCCGCATTTGTCGACAGTCCTATCCTCCGGAACATGCTCCGGCGACGCCTTTTAGCATATCTTGAACGTTCCGCCACGGAGAGCCCCACCCATACCCCGGTTCTTACCCGAAACCACTGAAGCTTTCGAAACATCCGGGGTCTTTTCAACCTTCCCGTCATTGTAGGGGACGTATCCCTGGTCCTTTACTACGATACCTTTTCGGGCAACGCCGACCGAGTTTTTCTTGTCTTTCATGGGTTCTTCTCCTACTGATTTCTCTGTTTCATCGTCTCGCGCTCGCCCGCGGCCTTGATACGGGCAGCCACAATTCCTTCCTGTGACTGTATTCTCTGCGCGCCAAGCTGCGCGTTCTGTTGAGCCTTCTGCTGGTCTAGCGCAAGTCTCTGTTGATCCTGCTGATTTTCCGCCGAATCCTGTCTGGCCCGCATATCCAGATCCTGTTTCTTCAGAGCAATAAGGGGGTCTTGCTCTTCACCTTCGCCGCTTATTTTGGCGCTCATGGCTTTTACTTCTTGCATGCCATTCGCGATAAACTCGGCGACCATGGATTCTATTTCCAAGGCCTCCTCTTCTGTAGGGGCTTGTCCCTGAAGCTGTTGAATCACTTGAGCCGCAACTTGTTCCTTAGACTGAATGGATACATGCTCCATAATATGTTTCTGCAAAGACATCGCAACAGAAGGCAGTTGGCCTATCATAGGCGAAGAACCAAACACGAGATGCGCCGTGATATGAGCCTTGTGATTTTGACCTTGGAACGCTTTCAAGGTTACATTTTCAAGGGCCTCGGAGTTCTCAATCGCCGGATCCTTCGGCGACCCCTCCTCCTGACTAACAGCCTTTAAAATCGAGTCTACGTCTTTAACGCCAATCGCTGTATACATCCGACGGAACGCTTCATACATATTATGAAGTTCCGGGGCCGCCTGCGCCAACTGCAACTCTGTTTGCGCGAGGGTGACCCTTTGCGACATGGAGAAAATGTTCGGATCCGACACTGGGATAACATCAACCCGATCATCAAAGTCCTCCGCTTTTACAGTGCGTTCCGCGCCTACGACGTTATAGGGATACTCCGGTGGCAGGGATTCCCCGAACACCTTCGCAAGAAGTGAAAACTCGTCTTTCTGGGCATAATGCAGCCGCTTGTGAATGGCGGACATTACCTTCGCGCCCTGTTCCAGCATGGCGATGGTCGTACCAACAGCAGCCTGCTGATTGCCGTCGCCGACCTGCAAATTGGAAACCGCAGCAAACCGCTGACCCGCCTCCACGCAGAAACCCATCAACTGAAATAGCGTCTGATCCGCGCCCTTGTAAGGAAGCAGCATCAAGGAATCCCGGATAGCGCCACCGGGGGAATCGACATCCCGGAACTCACCCGGCGATAGAGGCTCGTCATCGTTACGAATGCGAAGGCCGCGAGTCTTAAATCCTGCCGGAAGATTGGACAGGGTCCCCGCGTCAATAAGCTGGCGCAGTGCTGCGGTGGCCGTGCGGCTTAGGCCGCCAATCATGTGGATCAGGCCAAGGCCATAGAATCCGAAACCTGGAAGGAACTTGAAGTGAACGAAGTACTGGTTCTTCTTGCGGTTCTCATCATCGGGGTTATAGTTGCGCCGAATACTCAGAACCTTTCCGCTGTCCTCAGACACCGTGACAACATACGGAAGTTTAATTCCCGTAGGCTCTCCGTCTTTGCCCATGTCCTCAAACCCCTCAAGGTCTAAATCCACGTGGCATTCCAGAAGCGTTATATCTGTATCCAACCGGCTTGGCTCGATCCCTGAGATGTCGTCCATCTCCTCGCGGACTTCGGAGGGGTCTGCCTGGGATGCGGAAATCTCTATGTCTGCGTAAAAGCCGCCAACCTGCTTCTTGCGAAGCTCGTTCTCGGAGATCTGAATTACATGCGTGACGTTCTCTGCCGTCTCTAAATCAGTGGCAGTGTATGGAACGACGAGTTGTTCCGCAGGGACGAATTTACTGACAGCCCTGCCAAGAAACTCATCGTAGTAGACCTTTTTGAAGGTCGAACCTGCAAGGGGGAGGTAAAACAACATCTGATCAAACTCGGGAGTGTACTCCTTCATCACAGAGGTTATCTGATAGTTCATATACATGCGGACGCGCTCGGCCTGCTCCTCAATTTCTGGAGTAACCTTACCAAGAACCTGCGTGTTCACAGGGCCTCCGGCAGGGAGAAGCTCACCAAAAGCCTGCGCCTGAAACTGTGTCACGGCTTCCGCGAGAAGGGGATGGGTTACACCCGTAGCTCCGCGGAAAGGTTCCGAGCGTTCTTCATATTTAAACCCGAGAAGCTCAAGGCCCGTGCGGTAAGTATCCGCCCAGTCTTTGCGGCCATCTTTGTTGGCCTCGTACTGCTCCAGCAGATCTGAAGCAATGCGCGACGCAACGCGGTCTTCTACATCCTCCACGAGATTGTCGTAAAACCCACCCTCTTCCGAACGATCCGCGACCGGGTTAAAATCTACGACGACGCCACCGTCGTCCTCAAGTTCGATATTAAGGCCGGGTGACTCGAACAGCGTTCCATCATCCAGTGAAATCTCGGCGTCGGGACCTTCCCCCAAGTCTACTGGTGGGATGTCATTCCGACGCTCTACAAGGGACGCCGTTCCGAAATTGCTGCGAGGAAGGGGGTTTCGGGCCATTCTAGTAGCCTCTCAAACTCATTATGCCACCACGGTTCATCATCGGTGGGGAGTACTCGGTTGTACTGGGATCATATCCCTGAAGATCCTGCATATCCTGCGGCGGGGAATACTCGATTGTACCGGGAGACAACCCTGGAATTTTCTGTAGCTGAGGGATCTGTTGCGGAGGTGCCTGTAGCTGAGGGATCTGTTGCGGAGGTGCCTG